AAAGCAGTTATTTACGAAGATGCCCTTGGACAGCCTGTTATTACGAAGGACGGTGTTACCGTTGCTCAAAGTGTTGTACTATTAGATCCAGTAGAAAACATGGGTGCTACACTAATTAAGCAGGCTGCACAAAACACGGTACGAGAAGCCGGCGACGGTACAACAACATCGACAGTACTTGCCCACGCGCTTTTATCAGAGGTTTATAGATACTCTGGTGATAGTGACATTAGGTCAATAAAGCGTGGAATGGCGAAGATTAGCACAAACAATGATAAAGAACTGGGTTCAATCATTGGAGAAGCATTTAATAAAGTAGGTAAGCAGGGTGTTGTTCTACTTGAGGATTCTGGTACCAACGAAACTTATATAGATGTTATTGATGGAGCACAAATAGAGTGCGGTTTAAAGTCACAACATCTTATTACAGACAAAGAGTCTGGTAAGGCTGTTTTAGAGACACCTTACATACTTATTATGGGTTCACCTGTACCTAACGTGAGAAAAATACAGAACGTATTAGAACACGTTATTAAGCAGGGCAGATCATTATTGATTGTTGGTACGGTAGAGCAACAGCCAATGGCAGCTTTACTAGCTAACAAGGTTAAAGGGAACATTAAAGTAAATATTATTGACGCTCCAGGATTTGGTAACACGAGACCTGATACGCTAGAAGACTTGGCTATCATGACAGGTGCTAGGGTTATTAATGAAGAGCTAGGTGATGACATTGACTTTATTAGTCCAGAAGATTTAGGAGAAGTGCAAAAAGTTATTACGGATGAACGTAAAACTATTATAACGCTCAACCCTATGACGGATAAATTAACCGAGCGCATCGAACATGTGCAAAATCTAATCAATAATGAAAAAGATAATCCATTTATTAAGAAAAGGCTTGAAGAGCGCATGGCTTTACTTACAGGTAACGTTGCTGTGGTTTACGTTGGCGCTGATTCGCAGGTCGAACTTAAAGAGAAGCGCGATCGCGTGGAAGACGCTATATACGCTACAAAAGCTGCACTACAAGAAGGTATTGTACCAGGTGGGGGTATTGCCCTACTAAATGCTGCTCATAGAGTAAAGCACAAAACCGATGGTGAAAGGTTGTTGCTAAATGCAATATGTAAACCATGGGAAGTTATATTAGATAACGCAGGTTTTGAAGATAAAGACATAGACACAAGGGCTGGTTATGGTTTAGATGTATCAACCGGTAAAAATGTTAACATGTTAAAAGCTGGGATTATCGATCCAGTATTGGTAACAAAAACAGCACTTAAAAACGCTATTTCTGTAACTAAGACTATAATTTCATCAGATTGTGTAATATCTAATATAAGAGTGGAAAATGCAAGCAATTAATTTTTATTTAATCGTAGAAAAAATTAAGTCAGCCCCATCAGTAGTTGGTGGGCTTGAACTAACGGAATCACAAAATAAGGACGTTAGGTACTTAAAAGGCAAGGTCGTTAGTGTTGGCTCTGAAGTTATTGGTATTTGCGAAGACGATATAGTTTGGTACGACAAGCACGCGGGTAACGGTATCGACATAGACAACAAGCTTTATAAAGTAATAAAGAACACCGACGTAGTTATTGTAGAATGAGGATTACTTGGTCTGACCTAAAGGACGCAGGTATTCTTAAATATTACAGAGTAGTCCGTAAGTGGGCTAGAAGAACCTACGGTCTGAAAGAAGCTGATATTGAGCTACTTATATATTTAGACTCTTTAAATTATTTTACTCGCAATCAGTTTATGCAGGGCGAATACATTTATTCTTGGGATAAGCATCGCTGGGAGCGATTGAGAAGAGAGGGATGGATAAATGTATGGAGAGAGCGCAATAGAAGAGACGCTAAGTATGCGGTTTACACTTCATCATTTAAGTGTAAACAAATGATTGCTCGTATATATAAAATATTAGCTGGCGAAGAAGATTTACCAACGTCTGAAAGAAACATATTTTACAAAAACAAATCATACACTGATAAGGTCTTTAACAAGGCAATAGATGATATGATAAAAGATCCAGATAGATAATGGCTAGAATAACATCATATTCTTTAGATCAAACCATAACAGTAAGCGACAAGGTAGTAGGTACTGATGCCGCAACTGGAACTGTAAGAAATTATACAATAGGAGAACTATCTGGCTTTATTAACACAGCCAATTTAGGTAACTACGATTTTGATACCACACAAACACCAGACGCTAGCACCGACAACTTTGTACTAACATACGATAATTCAACAGGTAAGATAAGCCTTGAGGTTGCAGCTGCTCAAGCCGCTTTTAATCTTGTAGACGATACAACACCACAACTCGGCGGTACGTTAGATGCTAACGGTCAAATAATTGACATGGGTAGTAATACCATTACCGATACTAAGGTAGGTCAATGGGATACTGCTTACGGCTGGGGTGACCATTCAACTCAGGGGTATATTACAAGTGAGACATCTCATGCCGATGTTGTTGTCGATGGCGATTTTACATCACAAGGAATTATGCTTAGAGGCGCTAGCAGTGGCACTTATAGTATACTAACAGATAATTCAACAAACTGGAATACCGCTTATGGTTGGGGCGATCATTCTACACAAGGCTATGTTACAAGCTCTGGAGTAACAAGTGTTACAGGTACAGCGCCAGTAGTTTCTTCAGGAGGGGCAACACCTGCTATATCAATGGCGGCAGCTACCACATCTGTTAACGGTTATCTAACCTCAACTGATTGGACTACATTTAATAGCAAACTAAGCGACGTATCTGATGACACTACACCTACGTTAGGAGGCGAGCTTGATGCTAATAGCAATAAAATTATAAATGTTACAGATCCTACAGCAGCACAAGATGCTGCAACAAAAGCCTATGTTGACGCTGCCGCTGCTGGTGGAACACCAGGAGGTTCTGATACTCAAGTGCAATTTAATGATGGTGGATCATTCGGTGGCGACGCTGGATTAACTTATAATAAAACTACAGACGTACTAACCATTGCGCAACACGTTGAAGGCGACTTAAACGGAGCTGTATTACAAAAAGTATATAACAATACCGCTTCTACCTTAGCTAAAGGTGCGGTAGTTTATTTACCAGGCGGTAACAGTGGAGATAATCCTTATGCGGCTTTAGCACGGGCCAACTCTTCTAGCACAATGCCAGCGCTTGGTATAGTCAAAGAAGATATAACAGCAACAGCTGTAGGAGAAGTAGTTGTATCAGGAGAACTAACTGGATTAGGTTCTTTGTTAACTAGCTTTACCACAGGAGACGATTTATATGTAAGCACATCTGTGGCTGGGCAAATTCAAAACACAAAACCTACAGGAGAGGCTAATCTATTACAAAAAATAGGTAAGGTAATTAAAGGTGGTACTGGAGGAGCTTTAACAGTGCTTGGTGCTTTTAGGGCGAACGCAACGCCAAACCTTGACTCTGCTAAGATGTTTTTAGGTAGTTCATCAAACGAAGCAGCATCAGTTGCAATGTCAGGTGATGTTACCATTGACAACACAGGAGCAACAACAGTAGGTACTATCAATTCCGTAGCAGTTGCAACAGTTACAGCAGGCGCAGCATTAGGAGCAACAGCGCAACAACCGCCAAGCGAAGGTGCGTTTGTTAACGGTGATAAAACAAAGCTAGACGGTATAGAGGCTTTAGCGGATGTAACAGACGCAACAAACGTAACTGCAGCAGGTGCATTAATGGATTCTGAAGTTACAAACCTCGCACAAGTTAAAGCTTTTGATAGTGCAGACTATGCAACAGCGGCACAAGGCACAACAGCTGATGCGGCATTACCTAAATCAGGTGGTGCTATGACAGGCGCGATTACTGGTAATCAAGAAATAACAGGTAGAAGACCAATAGTTTCAGACACCAACACAACTATAAACCTAACGCTTGGAACACACGAGGGTGTATTCTTATACTCTGATAATGCTTCTGCAGTAACTGTAAATGTTCCAACTAACGCCAGTCAAGCATTTCCAGTGGGTACAGAGATTGACATAATACAAGCAGGCGCAGGTACTGTAGGATTAGTTCCAGCATCAGGTGTTAACTTAAATGGTGCGAACACTTCAATACCAATTACAGCACAGTGGGGTGCTATAACAATAAAACAAATAGTAGCAGACAACTGGATTGTTGTCGGTAAAATATAATATATGTTTGGATTAAACCTAGGAGTAACAAGTTCAAGTGCAGCGGCAGCAGCGGGTTACGATTTTGGAAACGCTTTACAATATGATGGAGTCAATGACTATTGCAGCCTATCAGCAAACTTACAAATTGCCGCATCTAGCACAGAGTTTACTATTTCGCTTTGGATGAATCCATTAACTAATACTGAAAACGGACAATTTTGGGTTTTTGAAAATAGTACTGTACGCGATTATTGGTTCTTTTATCCAGCCGCTACTTATTTTAGACTGAATGGCAGCTCTAATTCCAACGTTTGGAGTTATGGTTATAATACAGCAGGTCATACAGGAAGTTGGCATCACTACGTTGTAACAAGAGATAGCAGCAATGTCATGGAAATGTACGTTGATGGTGTAAAGCAAACAAAATCCACAAGCAATGCCAATTCTGCCAATCTTCAAATGATTAGTATTGGCAATAGAAATAACAACACAAAGCATTTTAAAGGTCAAATGGATGATTTTATTGCTGTTGGCGGATATTGTGCAACACAACAAAATGTGACTGATTTATACAATGCGGGCGCAGGTGTAGACCCTACCACCATACTAACATCAGGCGTTGTTGCTTATTGGAAATTTAATGAAACAACAGGTACTACAGCAAGTGATTCTTCAGGCAATGGAAATGACTTAACGCTTAACAACTTCACAGGAACTTATTTTGTAACACATTAATGAATTATTACGGATACATAACAGATAACACCTACGTTGTACCTAATACAGCAATTACTTGGGATTTTGTAAGATACAATGAAGATCAATCAATTACCAGCTACACAGGTATAGAAAGTACAGAACAAATAGATGACAACAAAGTCACAATGTTTGCAACGCCCGATGCTTTCAATAATTGGAAATACGAGTTCCAGCCTGAAGAAGAAATATAACTATATTTGCAAATAAACACATAAAAAATGGCAAGAATAAAAGACATAAGCATAGACGGTACACTAACCGGCGATGAAAAATTAGTTTCTACCGATGCTGATTTGTCAACTAAAAATATTAAAGTAGATACACTAAAGCAGTTTATTTTAACTGGGCAGGGAACAGCTTTAACATTCCCTAGTACAACAGGTAGCGCTGGACAAATACTAATTAGCCAAGGAAGCAGTGTATTAGACTGGGGAGATGGGTTTACCGCGTTAACAACAACCGGAACTAGCGGAGTGGCTACTTTGGTTGCTGGTACTTTAAATATACCAGATTACGGTAGTGCTGTAACAACACTAAACTCAGGGCGAATATTTGTTGGTAACGCATCGAATGTATCTACAGGCGTAGCAATGTCTGGAGATGTTACTATAGATAACGCTGGGGTGACTACCGTAGGTACTATCAACTCAGTTGCAGTAGCTACAGTAACTAATGGGGCGGCCGCAGGCGCGGTAGCACTACCATTAGCTGGTGGCCAAATGTCAGGTACTATATCGGGTAACCAAAACATTATTGCTAAAAAGCCAACAGTTGTAGATACAAACACGGCTATAACACTACAAGATAACGTGCACGAAGGTGTATTCCTGTTTTCTAATAGTGCTAGTACAGTTACTATAACTATTGACCCAGCTTCTAGCGAGCCATTTGCTGATGGCACAGAAATTAAAATAATGCGTGGCGGCGCGGGGGCGCTTAGTGTAGCACCAGGATCTGGGGTAAGCTTGAATGGCGGTAGTGGTAGCATATCTATTGGCTCACAGTATGGTACATTAACATTAAAAGCAATATCTACAGATGTTTGGGTAGCGTATGTATAAAATAAATAATAATCAATTAAATTAAATTAAATCAAATGAAAAAAGTAGAAAGAAAAATTAACGAAGGAGAACTTACTTCATTACAATCTAAATTAAGTGAAATTAATGACGTTAAAAAACGAATTGGTGAAATAGAAATTCAAAAGCATTCAATGCAGCACCACTTTGTAACGTTAGAGCATGAGTTTAAAACACTTCAAGATGATCTTAGAGAAAAGTATGGTGATGTAAGTATTAACATCAACGACGGATCAATTAAAGAAGTGGAAAATGAAACTAATACGTAAGATAAGTATAGGTAAAGAATATAAAGATAATGCGATGCATTATTCTGTTGGGCAAGAAGTTTACGGAGGGCACATTATTTGTGACATCGTAGAAGAGTACGACAAGTTCTGTGTTTTTATAAAAGAAGGGGAGGATATAAAGCCTTGGAAAGATTTTAATAAAAACATGGGTATTGCTGTAGAATATAACTTAGAATATTAATGCACTCAATATTTGATTATATTGTTTCACCAGTAGAATCTCGATACAACAATGAGGTTAAAGTCGGTGATAAAGAACTAATAGTTAATACAGAAATATTTAATCATCAGTTTGTAAATAGAGAGGCTACAGTCCTTTCAACGCCAATAGCTAATCCTACCCCTGTAAATCCGGGAGATAAAGTTTTAATACACCATAATGTATTTAGACGTTGGCATGATGTCAGAGGAATAGAAAAAAATAGCTCTAGTTATATATCTGATGATAAATATTCTTGTACGCCTGATCAGGTTTATGCTTATAAAAAAGATGAATCTTGGCAAGCATTACCTGGTTACTGCTTTGTTAAGCCAATAAAAAACAAAGACAAGTTTGCTACTTCAAGTGAAAACGAATTAATTGGTTTTTTATTATATGACAACAGGCAGCTAAATGAACTTGGAGTTAAAGCCGGCGACTTAGTTGGTATTGGTAAGTTTAGCCAGTTTGAGTTTATTATTAATGGCGAAAGAGTGTACAGAGCTAAGACTAATGATATTTCAGTTAAATATGAATACACGGGAGACCAGGAAGAATATAATCCAAGCTGGGCAAACAGCAGTTCAAGAGTTAATTAAAGTTGCGCAAGAAGCTATTGTAGATACAGACGAAGATGTTTCTGCAGATAGGCTTAAAAATGCGGCGGCAACAAAGAAGCTAGCTATATTCGATGCTTTTGAAATACTTCAGCGCATTGAAGAAGAAGACGCTAACCTTGATGGCAAGCAAAAAGAAGAGGTAAAAGAAGATAAGACGTTTAAAGGTTTTGCTGAAAGGAGATCTAAAAAGTAATGTACGAGCAAACCTTATATAGAGTCATTGAGCCAGTTAACCAAAATAAGTTGCATAGGTACAACAAAGCAAAGCGTTGGGAGTACGGTTACAATGAAGAAGAAGATATAGTCGTTATAAGTACAACTGGGCAGATAGGTGACATATATGAAATACAAAACCTTAAAATAGCATTGCCTAAAAAACCAAGTAAAGTACACGCTAGATCTAATAAAAAAGAAGAGCAGTATTGGGAAAGATTATATAAGCCGAAAGAGTTTGATAAAATCAAAACTATATTTGATTGGAAAGATTATCCGCAAGAGTTTAAAAACAAATTTGTAGATTACATTGATCAAGAGTTTGAAAAACGTGAAAGTGGATTTTGGTTTAAAAACAATGGTGCAGATACTTATATAACAGGCTCTCACTACATGTACTTGCAGTGGACTAAGATTGATGTGGGAGATGCGGAGTTTAGAGAATCCAACAGGTTATTTTATATATTCTGGGAAGCCTGCAAAGCTGATAAAAGATCTTATGGCATGTGCTACTTAAAGAACAGACGTTCTGGGTTTTCTTTTATGTCCGCTTCGGAAACGGTTAACATGGCGACTATATCAAGTGATAAAAGATTTGGAATATTATCTAAAACAGGGCCAGATGCCAAAAAACTCTTTACCGACAAAGTTGTACCTATGTCGACCAATTATCCTTTCTTCTTCAAACCTATACAGGATGGTATGGATCGACCAAAAACTGAATTGTCGTATAGAGTACCTGCATCTAAACTAACTAGAAGAAAGATAGAGGCAAAAGCTGAAGATGAAGAACTAGAAGGTCTTGACACGACGATAGACTGGAAAAACACAGCGGACAACTCTTATGATGGTGAAAAGCTCGCGTTGTTAGTTCATGATGAATCTGGTAAGTGGGAGAGACCTGAGAATATTTTAAATAACTGGAGGGTAACAAAAACCTGTTTACGACTTGGTAGTAGAGTGGTTGGTAAGTGTATGATGGGAAGTACATCAAACTCGCTAGACAAAGGGGGTGAAAACTTTAGAAAGCTTTACTACGATTCAGATGTAACAAAACGAAATGCCAACGGTCAAACTAAGTCTGGTTTATATAGTTTCTTTATTCCAATGGAATGGAACTACGAAGGATTTATGGACAAGTATGGTATACCGGTTTTTGAAACACCAGACGAGCCAATAATGTCAAATTACGGTGATCGTATTACAATGGGTATAATAGATTACTGGAATAACGAAGCAGACGCACTTAAGGACGACCAGGACGCGTTAAATGAATTTTATAGGCAGTTTCCCCGCACAGAGGATCATGCGTTCAGAGATGAAGCTAAAAACAGTTTATTTAACTTAAGTAAAATATATTCTCAAATTGATTTTAACGGAGAACCCTATAAATCAACTTTGATAACAAAAGGTAGGTTTCAATGGCGAGATGGTGTAAAAGATACTAGTGTTGAATTTATACCAGATCAAAACGGTAGATTTAATATTACTTGGATTCCAAGTAGAAATTTACAAAACAATGTAATAACTAAGAATGGGGTTAAGTGCCCAGGTAATGAACACATTGGGTGTTTCGGATGTGACCCTTACGATATATCAGGAACCGTTGACAAAAAAGGATCAAAGGGTTCGTTGCACGGTAAAACAAAATTTTCAATGGAAGATGTTCCACCGGAACACTTCTTTTT